ACTGGCCCGTTCCGCATTGGTGCAGGCGATCAAGTTATGAGCGTGACTGAAATGCTGCCGGATGAAAAGTCGCAAGGTGACGTAAATGCCACCTTTAAGACGCGTTTTTACCCCAATGGCACTGAGCGCTCATACGGGCCTTACTCCATGAGCAACCCAACGTCGGTCAGGTTTACCGGGCGTCAAGTTCGTATGCGCGTTGAGGGTCAGCGCTTGGCGGATTGGCGCGTTGGCATTAACCGAGTTGATGCTGTTGCCGGAGGCCGTCGATGACGCAGCAGAACCGTCCACCAGAGCCGAAAGACAAGGATTGGCAGACTTGGGGCCGACGCATGATGTCTTACCTGTCTCAAACTCGCTCTGCGCTGGTTCAGCAAACTGGCGGCGAAAGCGCGGCTGACGATGGCACGCTTATGTGGGACCGAGTTAATAAGTATCCAGTTGTGAGCAAAAACGGCGAGTGGCGTCAGATTGTGCTTGAGGATGGCCAGTATTCTGGCGGCATTGCGGCAGATCAAACTGCGGCGGTTATTAATACGGCGTACGCTTTAACGTACACCGCTGGGGTTTCGTCCGGCATTGCTAATGGCACTCCAGCATCTCGCATAGTTTTTGATGAAGCTGGCGAGTACATGATTAGCTTCTCAGCACAGATTTCATCAACGTCTGCTTCGACAGTAAACTTCTGGTTTTGGCCACGGGTTAATGGATCAGACGTTACCGGGTCAACAATGAAGAACGCCTTACACCAAAACGGGGCAACGCTGGTTGTTTCGCGCTCATCAATATTTGATCTTAACGCTGGGGATTACTTAGAGGTAATGTGGGCTGTGGATAGCACCAGCGGTTTTCTTGACGCAACAGCGGCGACTGCGTTTGCGCCTGCCGCGCCTGCTTCAACTATAGCTATTACGAGGCTACATGGATAAAGAGCTTGACAGATGTCGGCCTTGGATTGAGGCAGCTTTAAGCTACAGCGGCGGCACGCATGACTTTGCGGATGTAGTCGATGGGTTGCAGCGTGGCCTCATGCAGTTGTGGCCAACGCCAAAGGGGTGCATAGTAACTGAAATTGTGGTATATCCCAAAAAGAAGGTGCTAAATGTCTTTCTTGGCGGCGGTGAATTGGAGCAGATTTTAGATATGCACAACGATGTGATAACATGGGCAAAGGCTCAAGGCTGCTCCGCCTTATCAATGTCTGGCCGATTTGGCTGGAAGAAACCATTAAAGGCGCACGGCTGGGAAGCCCAGCACGCCTCATACGTTAAGGAGTTCGCATAATGTCAGGCGGAAAAGGTGGGTCAACATCATCGACGGTTGAAGTCCCAGAGTACATTGAGAAAGCGGCACAGCGCAACCTAAACCAAGCTGACCTAATCAGAAGGTTGGGGTATGTCCCCGAGTATGGCCCAACCGTTGCGGCGTTTACTCCAATGCAAGAGGCTGCGTTTCAAGGCACTGCACAAACAGCTGGCGCCTTTGGCTTGCCGGGTGGCGGCATGTCTCAGCAAGACATTACGGGCGGTATGCCCGAGCCAACGACATACGCAGGCGGCGTGCGTGGTTATTCCTCACTGCCAATCTATGAGCAAGCCCTTGAGGCTTTCGGAGAGGCAAGACCCGGTCAAAAGCAATATATAGATAGCTTCTTTATTGATCCGTTTACAGGCGCTGCTGGCTCAAACATGCAAGCGCCAGTTGACTACACTGTAGCGCCCACTCCGGGTGACTTGGGTGGGATTGGCGCTGGTGGTGGAGACGACCCTTATTTCCCATCAGTTGCTCCACCAGTTACTCCATCTGTCACTCCACCTGTTGTTACACCGGTTGCTCCCGGCCCGGTTTACGGAGGAGTGCCTACATCACCTACCGAAGGCGCTGTTTTCACGTCAACTGATTTTAGCGGCGAAGAAACTCCTTACACAATAGTAACTCCCACAGATGTGCGTCCGCCGGGATATGTTGACAATACGCCCTCAACTTTCCCAGAGGTGCGTGAGTACTATGATTCGAGTCCGCTGAACCCTTCGGCCCCAGCTGTATTAAAGTTTGACGATGGCACGTCAGTTGACTTGGGCTATGACCTTGGCCCGTCCGTTGCAGGCGGCCGAGGAACAATTGTGCCGGGTCAAACTACAGACATAGGTCTAGTATCTGGCGGCGGCGCTGACGGAGTTGGCAACTTTGGCCAAGTAGGCGACTTCCTTGGCGGCATTGGCGACGCGCTCGGAATTACAGATTACAGCGGATCTGGCGGCGGGTTGCTCAGCAGCTCAAGCACACCGAGTCCGACCGCTGCTCCCTCACCAGCCCCAGCGCCAGTTACATCAATTGCCACCCTCCCTACTGGAACCACCCTTCCAACTGGCTCTACAGTTACCAACACATACAGCGGCGGCTTTGAAAGCCGACCCTCCCACTCAACGGACAATCAAAGCAATGCATCACAGCTCAGAGAGGCAGCAGCAAGGGCCGCAGATCTTGAAAACTTAGCCTCAGTTCTTGACACAAAAGAGAAAATGCAAGCGTATTCAAATAGTGAAAGTAGAAATTTTGATACAGTAGACATTGCAGCAGCTCAAATGAAGAAGGGCGGCACTGGCATCATATACAGAAATGACCGCCGTGAAGTTTACGTTAACGGGGTAATGGTCGGAAATCCTAAAAGCGCTGAGTCAGCACAGAAGATTTTAGACAGAGAGCTTAAAAAGAAAGCTGAGGCAGCTCCCGCTCCCCCAGTTCCAGAAAGCGGCGTGTCCGGTTCTACAGGCACGGAAGTAAGGTCTCTGTCAGATGGCACTGAGTACTTTGTTGACTCCAGTGGTCAATTTGCGGGCTTAAAAAAAGATGGCCCCCCGCAGCTTACCTCTACAGGCATGGAAGTAAGGTCTCTGCCGAATGGCACTGAATACTTTGTTGATTCAAATGGGCAATTTGCGGGTTTAAAATGACAGAAGCGGTGACACATAACTTGATAATTCAAGCAAAGAAGGACGTGTAAAATGGCAGGCGGAACAGGAATGCCTATGGGCGCATTAGCAGGCGCAGCACTTAGCGGTCGCGGGGTAACACCTGCGCCAGTGCCAGCAGCAACAATGGCGGCGCCAGCAGCACCAGCGCCAGCTCCAGCACCAACAATGGCGGCGCAACCTACTGCACAGCCTAACGCAACATATCAGCCAGCTCCAATGGCTCCACAGCCGGGTTTTAACGTAAACCAAGCGGCGGCTGGGGCTTTGCAAGGCGCAATCGGCGGTACGCAGCGCGCAATGCAGGCTCCACTGCAAGTCGGCGCGTATGCCAATCCGTACACTAGCGAAGTGATTGACCGCACTCAGCAAGACATTGAGCGCCAACGTCAAATGGCGATGAACACTCTTGGAGCGCAGGCCACTGCTGCCAGAGCATTTGGCGGGTCGCGTCAGGGTGTTGCCGAAGGTGTCATGGCTGGCGAATATGGTCGCATGGCTGGCGATATGGCAGCGCAGCAACGTCAGCAAAACTACAGCCAAGCATTGCAGGCCGCGATGGCCGACCGTGAGGCCCGCCTTGGCGCAGCATCCCAAATGGGTCAACTTGGTCAGCAGGCATTTGGCACAGGTCAAGCAATTCAGCAGCAGCAAGCGCAGCAAGGTCTATTGCAGCAAGGTATTCAGCAAGCGCTTATCGACGCGGCAAGGCAGCAATATGCTGGCTATGCTGGCGCGCCAGCTCAATCCCTTCAAGCTCCCCTAAGCGCGCTTGGAATTGCACAGCAGGGTGGGGCGTCAACAACAACTAAGTCATTTAATCCCGGCTTGTTCAGTTACCTTCAAATTCCGGGGTCGTTTTAAGTAATGCCACAAGGTTTTATCCCTCTCGCAAAACAAATGGACTTTCTCTGGAATGAAGTGCAGGGAAAGGAAAAGTCTGGCTTTGGCAAGTTCCTTACGGCCAACGCCTCAACGCCAGAAGACTATGCAACGCTGTGGGATAAATACTATGAGCGCTCAGGTGGCGCTGGCGATGAGAAAGCCAGAAACTATGCAAACAGCGTTTACGCAGCAATGGCTGGAGGCACATCAAACCCCGGCGTCATTTCTCCAAACGCAAAGTTTGCTTACGGATACCTGACTGAAAAGGGTCTCACTCCGCAGCAGGCCGCTGGCATCACTGGCCGCCTGATGGCTGAGAGCTATGAGGATATGAACCCAGATGCCCGCAACACACTTGCTGGCGGTCAAGGCACATATGGCATTGCGCAGTGGCGTGGTAGCCGGATGAATGATTTGGCGAACTTTGCAGACGTTGACGTGTCGGACATTACATCAATGCCAGCGACCACTGCCAGTGGCGGTTTACTTACAAGCAATCAAGGGGGTCAAGACATGGCCAATCGTAATCAGCCTCCATACATGATGGGCGGCGAGCAGACTTACAACGCACCCAACATGCGGCAACCAGCGCAACAACAGCAGCAGGGCGGCATGCGTGGGCTTCTGTCAACACTGAAGGACAAGGCAACAGCCGTTGATCCTAATACCGGGCTGACTGGTTATCAGAAGTTTGCGGCGGCACTTGATCCGTTAATCATGCCGGAAATGCGTGGTGGGGCTGCGATTGAGAAGCGCGGCGCGCAGCGGGTTGCGGCTGAAAAGCGAAATAAGACCGCAGACTATTTAGAGAAAATATCTCCAGACGCCGCTGCGTTATTGCGGGAAGGCTTTTTGTCGCCGTCTGACGCCTTGAAGATTTCTAGTGACAGTAGAATGAAATCAATGGCCAAGTCGGCGGGCGATGCGTTCCGGGCAGGGAATATGCAGGAGGCGATGGCAATTTTAACTGAAATGTCTCCAACGGCGGTGGGGCAACAGATTGCTGCCCAAGCAATGAAGCCACCAAGCGAGGTTATGGGCGGGGGCAAATACACTGTTACTTATCCAGAAGGTAGGTCTGGCGAGCCAGTAATAACAGTAAACGAAGACGTTGTTGCAGCAGAGCAAAGAATACGTCAGGCAGAGCTTGAACAACAGCGCACTGCCGCTGGACTGCCATCCGACGCGCGAAAAGCTGAGGAGGCGGATTTTGAAGCAATATCTTCACTAGACAATATCATTCAAGATATTGGCGGGATTGTTGATGACTTCGGATACAATGCCGAAACTGGCGAATTTACTGGTCCTTTGAAAATTGGCCCAATTGATGCAATTACTGGAGCTTTTGGCTCTTTTGGACTGGGCGGAAAGGGCGCTAAAGATATTGCAAAGGCTCGAGATGAATTCGACAGGTTCAAGACCAGACTGATTAATGCTAGTTTGCGCCTTAACAAAGGCGTGCAGACAGAGGGCGACGCGCAGCGCGCCGCGAAAGAGCTTGGAAGTGCTAAAAGTGAGGCCACTGCATACGCTGCCGTTCAAGAGCTTTTAAAGATAAATCAGAGGGCAAGGTCAGCAAGGGAGGCAGCCATTATTCGCCGCAGGGAGAGATTTAAGGTTTCGGGGGTAGATGTCCCCGCACCAGCGGCGGCTCCTGACCTTGGCTGGAGGATTAAATAATGTTTATTGAAATCGACGGAATTGGCGACGTTGAAGTTGACGACGAATTTGCAAATTTAACGCCTGCCGAGCAAAACGCTTTTGTTGAGCAAATTAGAAGTCAGGTTGAGGCCGGGTCTGTGTCGAGTGCCGCGCCCGCTGAAGCCCAGCCAGCGGAAAAGCAAAGACTGAGGTCTGCTGCTCAAGGCTTAACTCTTGGTTTCGCTGATGAGCTTGAGGCCGCAATTCGCAACCCGCTTTCGGCATTAGGGTCAGCGTTAGGTCTTTCGGAAGGCCAAGACTACAAAGAGCGACTAGACATTGTTCGCAAGAAACTAGAAAGCTATCGCACAGAAAACCCTCTGGAAGCGATGGCTTACGAAATGGGTGGTGCGGTACTTCCAGCCATTGCAGGGGGCGTATTGACAGCTGGCACTGGCACAGCCGCCGTCGGTGCCTCCACGGCAGCCAGACTTGCGCCGACCCTTGCACGCGCCGCAAAAGTGGGCGCAGTTGAGGGCGGCATTGCAGGGTTTGGAGCTGGCGAAGGTGGCTTTACTGAGCGAGCAAAAACTGCTGCCACTGGCGCAGCACTTGGCGGAACCCTTGGCGCGGCGGTCCCGGTAGCTGGTCAGAAGATTGGCCAAGTCGGTCGGAGGGCTATGGACGCTCTGGGCGTTGGTGGTGAAAAGCGCGCACAAACCTTTTCTCAACGCAAAATGCTTGAAGCGCTTGAGCGCGAAGGTATGACGCCAAGAGATGCGATGCGCCGACTTGATGAAGCCCGTAGACTTGGGGTTGAGGATATTACACCAGCTGATTTAGGCGAAAATTTACGCGGAGCGGCTTGGCGCGCTCAGGCCACTCCGAGTGCTGGTCGGCAAGGTGTTTTTGAGCAATTTGCCGAGCGTCAGGCTGGTCAGGCGGAGCAAATATCTTCGCGCGCTTCAGAAATGGCTGGCGTCCAAGGCGACACCGGCTTGGCGTATCTTGACGATCTTGCGAAAAAAGTTGAGGCAGAGGCTAGACCCGCTTACCGTGCGGCCTATGAGGTTGAATTGAACGCAGCGCCGTTTCAAAACATGGCAAAGAGTAAAGTGGTCAAGGACGCCTACAGTAAAGCGGTTGAGCTTGCAGACATTGACCCAGACATTGACATTTCATCCATGCCGAAAGACTTGAGTAAGTTTTTTGATGAGCAGATGGTTCCCGGTCAGCGTGTTTTTATGCCAACAGAGGTGGCGCACAATATCAAAAAGGGGCTAGATGTATTAATTGACTCTGAGACTGACACGCTTACAGGCAAGGTAACTCCACGCGGGCGCGCATTAACTAAGTTGAAGAACTCTTGGAACGCGGAGATTGTTAATCAAAACGACGCATACAAAGTGGCGAACGCACAATTCGCAGACAAGGCCAAAATGAAGCGTGCCTATGACATTGGCTTTGACTTCAACAAAACGCCAGAGGAGCGCCTTGCTAAATCAGTGGGCGCAATGACCAACGCTGAGAAGCAATCTCTCCGCGTCGGCTTGATTAGCCAAGTTGAAGAGCTGGCATCTAAAACTGGAGACGCAACAGACTTTGTTAAGACAATTTTTGGCACTCCCCGCCGACGCGCGGCCCTTCGGCTGGCCTTTGATGACGCCAATCAGTTTGACCGCTTTGAGCGGATGATGAAAATACAGGCCGACAAAATGAGAACGCAGCGCAAGGTATTTGGCGGGTCTGACACCGCTGAAAAATTAATGCAAGGAAGAGACGCTGACATTGACGCAAGTTCAGTTTTTGGCGTTGGTTCACAGCTCGGCATGGGGAACATTCCCGGCGCAGCGATGGCCGCAGGCTCTCAAATTGCTTCCAGAATGCAGGGTATGAACGAGAAGAGCGCTCAGGCAATGTCGCGGATGCTATTTGAGCCTGATGCTGCGAAGCAAAGGCAGATGCTCGGTGGATTGCTTGGTCAACAAGAGATAGATGAAGCTATGCGGCGGCGAATGATCCAGCGTCCAGAGTTTTATTCTGGAGCGATTGGCGGCATGAGCGGGCTTCTCGCTGGCGGTAGTGAATAAAGGACACGATTAATGGAACTTAAACCAAAATCACGCAGCGAAATTGAGGGCATTGTCCAAGACGCAATATCGGATGCGGTGGACTTTGTTGAGGGCGAGATTAGCGATGATCGGATCAAAGCCCAGCGCTACTACGATGGCGAGGTTGACCTTGGTTACGAGGAAGGTCGCAGCAAGGTTGTAGCCACAAAAGTACGGGATACTGTACGTTCCGTAAAGCCGAGCCTGATGCGCATATTCCTCAGCACAGCTAAGCCCGTTGAGTTTGTGCCTCACGGCCCAGAAGACGTGGCAATGGCCGAGCAGGCCACTGAGTTTATGCACCATGAGTTTACCCGGCTAAACGGCTACCGCGTGATGAATGACGCTTTTCAAGATGCGCTGGTTAAAAAGCAAGGTATCGTGAAGGCATACTGGATGACATATCCAGAGGCCGAGATTTTCACGTTCACCGACTTGTCTGACGACGAATATACATATCTGCTGGACGATGACAGCGTGACTGTGCTTGAGCATACAGTTGAAATGACCATTGAGATTGATCCAATGGGCATGGAGATTGAGCTACCGATCCACAGCGTAAAACTCAGCCGCCAGAAAGAACGTGGAGAGCTGTGCATTGAGAGCGTGCCGCCGGAAGAGTTCTTCATCAACCGTGACGCCCGCAGCCTTGCCGATGCCTACGTTGTGGCTCACCGCACAGACATGCGCGCTGGCGATCTAATCGCAATGGGCTACGACCCAGACGTGGTGCTTAATCTGGACAGCTTTGAAAGCGGCTCAGACATGACTGAAGCCGAGATATATGAGCGGCGCGGTTACGACATGGATACGTCAGATGAGGACGTGCAAGACCCATCCATGCGCAATGTTGCCGTGACTGAAGCCTATATGCGCATTGACGTTGATGGCACTGGCGTACCTGTCCTGCACAAAATCACATGCGGTGGCACGGCATACGAAATGCTTGACTTTGAGCCATGCGATGAGCTGCCGTTTGCCAAGTTTGAAATAGACCCAGAGCCACACACATTCTATGGCCGCTCACTGGCCGAGATTGTTATGGATGACCAAGACGCAGCCACATCGGTCCTGCGCTCTATCCTTGACAACGTGGCGATGACAAACAACCCACGCCTCGGCATTGTTGAGGGCGCAGTCAACATTGATGACGTGCTGAATAACGAGATTGGCGCAATCGTGCGTATGCGCGCTCCGGGTTCTGTGCAGGAATTATCTGTCCCATTCACCGCAGGCCAGACACTTGGCGCGCTGACATACCTAGATGGCCTCGTAGAGAGCAAGACAGGCGTTTCCAGAGCCTCAATGGGCCTAGACCCTGATGCAATGCAGTCAACCACAAAGGCTGCTGTGCAGGCCACTGTGCAGGCCGCAGCGGGTCAGGTTGAAGTTATGGTTCGCAACCTTGCAGACGGTATGCGTGACTTGTTCGGCATTATGTTGCGCTTGATGCACAAGAATGTTGACGAAGAGCAAATGATGCGGATGAATGGTGCGTTTGTGCCAGTTGACCCACGGGTCTGGGATTCCAGCTTTGACGTGAGCATCAACGTGGGCCTCGGCACTGGTCGTGAGGAAGACAAGCTAATCGCACTCAACCAAGCGCTGCAAATGCAAACGATGGTTTACCAGAACTACGGCCCGATGAATGGCTTGGTCAGCCTGACCAACATTCGCAACACGCTGGCGGACCAGTTGGCTGTTTCAGGCATACGCAATGCTGACCGTTACTTTGCGCCAATCACGCCAGAGATTGAGATGCAAATGCTGCAAATGCAACAGCAAGCTCAGGCGCAGCAAGGTCAAGCGGCTGATCCAAACGCTGCGTTCTTGCAGGCAGAGCAAATGAAAGCGCAAACGAAGGCCCAAACTGACATGGCCAAGTTGCAGCTTGAAATGCAAAAGGCAGCGGCCAATGACGATCTCAAGCGAGATCAGATGGC